TATGTGCCAATACATTATTAGCACATATGATATCAAAATAACTATACCATTCGTTATTGTCTACAAGTTTAGTTCCAAAGTAATCTTGATAAACCGGAATTTTTTTCTCATCGTGATCTTGTTTAAGAAACCCAGATGGTTCTACTCCGAAAACAATCCAATCCTTATTCTTAAATTGTTGTAGTAAGTATGCGTCGTTACTACCAATTTCTAGGACAGCTCCTGGAGTAGCATACATGCTATTAATAGTTGCGGCATAATCCTCAAAATGTTTTCTGAATGAGGATGACACCCCGGAACGATATCTATATTCGGCAAACACACTGTCTGGATCCGGAGCACTTGCTAATTGCATATGCCCGCAACTAGTGCAGTAGTTTAAATCTAAGGGAAATTTTTCGTAGTTAGGCGCATAGAATAGCGCATTTGCTACAGGAGACTCTCCTAGCGTTAACCAGGATTGTAATTCGGTATCTCCGCAGCATCTACATTCATTATACGTTTTCATATTTTTCATGCAATGGGTGAATTTTCACAATATCCTCATCATAGGTATTCGCATCTCGCTTATGCTCAGATACGACAACCATAATTGAATCATCGGTAAATACCATTTCATGATCAATCAAAGGGCCAGTTTTAAATAAATCTCCTGGGCCAAATTGTTCTTTGTGAATTTTTGTTTCACCGTGATTGCGCCAAAAATAATCAATTGTACCTGTTACTAAATAACAAGTATGTGTATCTGTCTTATGATAATGATTGGCACGTAGAGCGCCTTTCTTTGACCAAATCATTTGTACGTTCGCGAAGTCATGTACTAAAGGAAGAATTTTACCTCGGGTGTCAGTGAAACCTTCTTCTAGTTGTAATTTATGTGTAGTCATAATTCCCTTTCAATTAAATGCATACCAATTTGGCACGGTTCGTTTTTTCCATGATGCTAAGTGTTGCTTGTCACCTACATAATAATTTTTATATGATATAATACTATCATTTGCGACCTTATATTTATCAGGCATTGCAGGAGTAGGTTCTGTAAATTTAGGATGCTCTGCAATTCCTGATGGTACAAATCTTAACTCCTCTAACAATCCTTCTCGTTCTACTTTATGAACCTTTTCATATCTATATGTATATTCTTTACATAACGAAGTTAATAATTTCCATAGCCATGTATAATTATCTCTAGATTGTCTTACCCAAACTGCGGAAGGATGATTAATATGAGTAGCAATATACAAAATGGAATCACGCTTGTCGGAAAGAATATACCGTTTAGCTTTACGCCCAGACTGACTAAAACCGTCAGTTAGAATCCCATCAAGAACGCGATGAGCAGTAGAAAGTAGTTGGGCATATTCTAAAATCATTTTTACGCAATGTTTATCATTGTGCATTTCTGCACACTCTTTTACATCATTATCTAAGTAAAAAATATTCATACTGGCTCAATAGATTTCATAATTTTAATAATAATTTGTTTTGTTTTTGCCGAGTATAAGTTGGATCCTTTTGCCTCGGTTAGAGCATGTATTACATCAAAAGGATCGTACTTATCTAAATTGCTATTCGTTATTCTTTCTTCAAAATACCCAAATGTATTCATAGCAGAAATGGTAATGAACACTTCCTCTTCTGTGTAGAGTGGAATTTTATAACCATTTAGAAGTTTGGTATATTTGTCGGGAAATGTATAAATTCTTGCGGTCATACCTTAAGAGATTAATGTTCTCGAGGTATTTATTAATTTTCATTGGTCACAACTTCAACAGAAGATCTTTGTTTATAAAAATTAAAAAGTTTAACATAATGTGCAAAACGAATCGGTTCTTGCTCAGGATTCGGTAAATCTTTTCCATAATATTCGCACAACTCATTATATTTTAGTAGTATTTCCTCATCGGTCATTTAACCAGTCCTCCACATAATCAATTGTAACTTTAACATCTTTATGTAGTATTGCAGCTCCACCGTATTTTTTAAAATTATCAATGATGTCAGGTGTGTCATCTATAAGAATAGAACTGGCTTCTGCATAATTTCTTTTATATCTTTTTCCCGGTACAAATATTGCAGGAAAAGATATATCATGATATCTTAACCATTTCATTTTTTGTTGAACAATTACATTATGATCGGCGAATCCTCCAGTAGATCCTAGAATTGCAATTTGTACATTTTTTAGAGATTCTAAATAAATTAACAAATCCGTTGATCCTGGGAATAGATCTAGTGTCTCAAAATTATCATCGTCAACAAAGTAACGCCATCTTTCGGAAAATTTAACATCTCGATCTTCTCCAGGTTCTGCACCAAACAGTGCGCGATATCGTTTTTCAAAATTAGCTAAGACTCCATCCATATCTACAAAAAGTTTTTTCATTTAATTTTGTTTGCCATATCTGCAATGTCTTTATCTTCACGCAGTTCAATAAACACTGGAAGAAACAATGATTCGGTATTACCGCTTCGTTCTTTGATACGGGCATTATATTTTACTGTTATTACTTTACCAATTACTTGTTTAGTGTATGCATCTCGTTGCTCATCCGAATATCCCGAACCTACGTTTACCCGGATAACACCATCTTCGGATTCACAAACTAATGCACCTAACCGACCTTTATTTTTGCCGGTACCCTCTTCCCAATCAATTACTCGCAATTCGCATTCAAGTTCACCTTTGAATTTAATTTGTTCCTTTGATCGTTTATCTTCCCAAATACCCGTTTTGCTTTTAAGGATAGTACCTTCCTGTCCCTGTGCAAGAAAAGTTTCAAAAATTGTTTTAGCACTCGATAGTTCAGTTACTTCTTTTGTCCAGACCATATCAACATATTGTCCGAATTGAGAATTTGAATGTTTCATATCTGACATAGCATTTGATAATTTTGCCATACGAATATTATATGGTTCAATATCAATACCTAGCTTAAATGAGTCATATGAAATAGAGTCCCATAAAGTGGCTCGTACTTGCAATGCCTCTGTCTCTGACATTGTGCCCTTAATAGCCTTAGAAAGGATACCATTACCTGTTTGTCTGTTGACCGGCTTTCCTGCAAAGTCTGCAATTAGTAATTCGCCGTCAAACACCATATCCTGTTTATAATGCTCTGCCATTTTAATAAATGGAATCGCAAAAGTTTTATTTGGGATAATAATTTCCCGACCGTTTCTAGATCTAAACTCTACAGTTTGCCCTCGTACAATTGCGTTGAAGCGCATGCCGTCGAGTTTAAGTTGTACGTATGCTGGAAAGGAGATTTTATCGACGAGCTTTTGGTCGTATCCAGAAGCCAGCATAACTGGGTACGTTGAGATAAGCTTTGGCCAAATTTTATTTGCGGTCGCTTCTGATACTCCGCAGCGGAGGTCTTTTGCAATAATACGCTCAATGATTTTTGCATCTTTTTCAGTTAAGGATTCTAAAATGTTTGTAAGATGTTTAATACCCGCATGACCCGTAACCAACCTTTTGTTTAGAGCATCTAGTTGATCCAGCGCTTCATCCAAAGTAATCGAATTATTGCTAATTGTATATTCCGGAATTTTTCTGATATAGAATTGTTGAAAAGGATCTAGTGCAAGATAAAATACACGTTGCAACGTGCCGTTACTTTTATTTTTAATAAGTATTGCTTCTTTCGCTAGACGTGAATTATCTGACGCAAGTTGCTCAAAAATACTATAAATGAAACTCATTTTTTCTCCTTTATCCTTTATTCTCTAATTATAACATCTTTGGATTTGGAAGTCAAGCAATTTTTACCAGAAATGGATCATATCTAGATGTTATTGAAAAAACAACCTTATACTTAGGAGCCTCTGCAATCAATTTATCTTTAATGTTATCAATTGATTGTAAATTTGAATATACTCCTACTATAGTTTTACGCTTAACACGATTAATCTTATCCAAATATTTTACTTCAAGAATATATTGGTTTGGGATCATGTAATTTTCTTATCCATTGTTGTCGTCTGCGTAATAGTTTCATATAAAGTTTCGAACTCTTCGTGTTCTTCTAATTCTTGTTTAAAGTTTTGCCGATGATATACTTTTGCCATGCGCCTAAATGTTTTCTTCGAAAGATTTTGTTCTTCACAAATGTCCTCGATTGCTTGTTTGATTAGATCTCGCTCTGCATCCATACGAGTCATAGAATTGCTAATTTCTTTCATGCAATCAAAAATTGCCTTACGGTCATTTGGATTTGATGGTACTGTCATAATGTTCCTTTAATAAAATAATATAATATTACAAACGTCGTTCAATATCTTCTTCAATACAATCTTCACCATATTGAATCTCTACAATTTTAAGAGGGACTACACTCTCGTTACATAATTGATGCCAGTCGGTTGTCGCAATATGCAAACTATCAAACTTATTATATACCCCTAATAGCTCTGCGTCTGTAGTCTTTTCGTCCAAAGTATATACAGTTGCTGTACCTTCTGCAATGAACCAATGCTCTGCTCTTTTTGCATGCTTCTGCATACTTAAACATTTGCCCGGCAATACTGTAAGTTCCTTTACTTTCACTTCATTGGTGTAATTTTGCAAAATGCGATAATACCCCCATGGACGTTCAGTTTTCGGGGACTTCCATTCCTCTAAAATCCAAGAACTAGAATTTTGTTTATTATCCCCACCTATGCCGAAAGCAAATTCTAAATTAGAATCATCAAACGCAATCTCCGGAATATTATTATATGTCCTATCTCCGCCGTTTGCGAAAATAATTTTTTCGACTGGAAAAAAATTCCTAACCTTTTTAATTGCATCTTTTGCTGTACCGTCCGCATCATCAAACGCAATAGTCCAATCAACAAATTTTAAATTATCAAGAATTGCCTGTCTCTCATTAAAAGGCATAAATGCTTTGCCTTTTTTGCGAACAAGCCAATTATCAGAATTTAGGCCTACAATCAAAGTACTGCCCATACTTGCAGCAGTTTTTAAATATGCAATATGGCCACTATGAACAGGATCAAAGCCGCCGGTTACTAAAACAACTGTTTTCATTATCGCCTCATACTAGAAATGTCTTTTGCTTCTTGGTCTGTAAAAATGGGAACCGCATTAGACTTATGCATTGTTCCGATACCTAAAATTTTATCGCCAGTATACTTCATAGGCGCACGTATTGTGACAGCACCTACATGACCCGTATCTAGACTTTTAATGTGTTTTGTACTACGATCTTCAGGTACAGCTAACTGATAGGAGAGCTGCTTAAATGGCTTTTTAGCTTTGACAGGAGCCGCACCATGTGAGGCTAAAATTTGATTCCAACTAGATTCGAGATCCCGAGCTTTTTTTGCTTGCTCGGAATTTCGATATTTTTGCTTGCCTTTTTTCTTGCCCGTAGAAGATAACCAAGGCCCAACCAAATGCATAGACATAACATTTCCATTATCAAGTAAAATTATATTATAACATCTTTTTCAATATTTGTCAAATGCTCTGTATTGCTTTATGTTAAAATCTCTTGCATCATATTGGGGATCTGGAGGCATCGTTCCTACGTCTGACCATTTTTCAGTTGGTTCCGGTATAGGTTCTTCTTTGAACCAGGTCAGGAAGCGTTCAAAGAAACCTTCTTTTTTGACGGAGCAGCCTTTACCTTAATAACTGGTTCTGCTACAGCTTCTCGTACAGGTAAAAGCTCAGGATATGCTTCTCTAACCAAATCTTCAGTAATTGATTTGTATTTAGTTTGTAGCTTTTTATCTTTTGCTAAACAAACTGCTTCAGCCTCTGACCAATGGATGCCTTCCAATAGTTGAATAAATAGTTGTTCTTTTCGTTGTTTAGAAAGATTGACATCGCGATTTAGCCAAATATAAAAGCGACGAAATTCTGAAAACAAATTTGTCTCAGAATATCCTGCCGGAATTGATGTATCTTTCTTAAATGGCGGTTCGCCTTCGGGCAAATCCATTTTAATCATAGGATCAAAATTGATTCGAAGAATTCCTCTCACAACCATTGCATCATATGCTCGCAACACTTTAATTTTTGTTTCTCGTGTAACTGATTTTTCTACTTCTTCAAACACCTGGGGTACGGTTGTTTTCATTTAAAATTCCTCGATTAATTCCATCATGTTTTTCATTTTGTTTTGAATGAAAAAATTTAATAGTTTGCTTTTATCTTTATTCGGCTGACCAACATAACTATTTATAATGTTTTCTTTTACCGGTGCTGGGATGTGCTCAAAACTAACTAACATCTTATTGCGTTCATAATTCTTTGCAAATTCTATATCCTGCGGCATTTGATCTTTATCTTTATACCAAATATCCATTTTCTTTTGCATAATAGACTTTTGTCTAGTACCGGTTACAATACTATCATCTGCAGACAGTACATTAGGAATACCGTCACCCTTATCACCTTTTATGATATGCTCAAAAATATATTGTTCAGGGCTTATATCCGGTTTAATAAATTTCTTTTGAATTGGAGAATATTGATGAATGTTTTTCCATTTTTGTAATTGAATAAAATCGTGATCACCTGAAAGAATCAAAAATGGTTTTGGTTCTCTGAATAATAAAGTCTCCATGTCATTTGATTGTGACCACTCTGCAAGTACCGCAATGACATCATCCGCTTCCGCCCCGTCAATGTCAATAACTTTATATGGAAAATATGTATGCAGTTCTTCCCGAATCATAGTTAACGCTTCGAAAATTAATTTCCAATCTAGACCAGATTCTTCTCTAGCTTTTTTTCTGCCGGCTTTATAATATTGGAACTCTTGTCTACGCCAATAGTTTCGATTGTCGCAGGCGATAACCATTTCACCATATTTTGCTCCGAACTTTTGATTATATCCTCTGATCGAATTTAAAATCATATGTCGAAGTAACGGTACATCAATGTCAATATCTTTTCGACCACCTACTTCCGCCATCAAATTAGAAATGGCGGTTTGATTAAAATCTATAACTATCATAATATAATTTCCTAAACGGTAAAATCGGTATCCTTAACTGCAATTTCATTTCCAAACGAATCGTAATATACTTCACCCGATCTCTGTTTATCTAAATCTGATACATATGGTGTTAATGTATTTCTAACATCTGGATTTAGTGTTAGATTAAAAACTTGATTACCGCATCCGGACAATAAATTAAACACGATCTGTGTTATCTGCGAAGTAACCGCATTTCGTATAGCTGCTCTATTGATTAGATTTGAAAATGTAAAATTAAAATTTGTAACTTCTGCCTGAAACGATGCCAATGCTGTTTGATATGATGTATACCCTACTGCATTCTCAATTTTTAATTTAAGTGCAGCGATAAGATCTCCATTCTTAAGAGAATCTATTAAATTTTGCAAATCAATATCTGGCACATCTTGATTTGGTGCGCAGCCTGAACCTAGTAGATCCTGTAAAGAACATCCTCCTGCAGTAGATGCTCCCGATTGTGGGCCTATGCCGGATAATCTATCAGTATAATCTTTATATTTTGTGAATGAACTTATGCCTTCAGTTAATGCAGTTTTCTCCTCAAGCAAAGAAATTCTTTCTTCAGTACCTAATCCGATAAATCCTAATCTAGCATCAACCGCATCTAATCTTGTTTGCATTACACTTGTCGTGCCCGATAGTGCGGTACCCAAAGGATTAATATATAATTGATTACCCAATCTTTCCAATATATCGGAATAATCATTTACGGCTCGTTGTGCATCATTAATTGTATTTGTAACCTTATCAATTAAATCTTTTACCTCAGTCAATCCAGTGGGAAGCAAACCGGATCGTGCACTTATCATAGGCATACCCTGGCTCAGCTGAGAATATACTTGCTGAAGTGGGTTGCCACCTATTTGGGATAAAACAATTTTAATTAATTGACAATAGGTTAACTTTAAAACTGACATCTATTACCTCACCACTTTTAGAATTATTGTTTCTATATTTATCCTACCATTTACTTCTTGTTCTTTGGATTTAATACTATCAATAAATGTTCTAAGTTTTACTTTGCCCGATGCCAATAAGTCTTTAAGTTGTTCGTCGGGTTTACGCAATGTTTTTTGCTTAGATTTTTCCGGAGTCCAATTTTGTAATGTGGATCCTTTTACTGTCATACCTTTTGTAGATTCGGAAGTATATACTGCAAGCTTTCTTGTTTTAGTATTAAACAACCATACTTGAGCTGCACCAATAATATCAATAGGACGTTCTGATTCAAGTTTAAGTTCTTCATCCTTCATTTTATATTTTACCGATTTAACTTGTATTGCTGGAGGTTTTTCTCTAACTGCTTGAACTTTGCGATTGGCTTTTTTAAATTGACCATACTTATCGCAATCTTCAATGAAAGTTTCAAACAGCTTAACTATGTTTTTTAATTTTCTCTTATTGATATTGGAATAGCCTTCAATCAATTGAGAATCCTCGCCGTCAGCTACAGATGAATATTCCGATAACTTAGATTCCGCCCATACTTTAACATCTGGTACGTAAGGCGCAGGGATTTGCTTACCCTTTAAATCTGCATAAAGTGAGAAGTCTTTATCGTCAAAAATATATTCATCGATTGACCCTTCCAAATCACCGATATATTCTTTTGCTTTTAATTTAGTAGCTTCTTGAATATTGATACTGGGTACAATCGATTGTTTTGTTACTTCCGGTTGAATCTTTTTTTCTTCAGTAAACTTACTTAGCAATTGTGTAATATTATCTTCAAGCCGTTTAGTATGATCGTTGGATACACTACCACCTCGAATGATAATACGAGCAATCCATCCTAAGGTGGTAGTGATACTACCCTCATCTACTTTTTGAAATAGCTTATAGTCTTTATTTCTAAACTTCTTAACATAGTCCAAATAATACTTATAAGCATCACTACGTTTCTTTTCTGCACTGTACCAATTAAATACTACTTGAATTTCTTCCTTATACGATGCAGACTCCCCTTCCAATTTACCATACGCGGGCTCTGCTCCGGTAAGCATACTGGCAGCAGCTTTTGATGCAATAGTATTAGTAGTATTTTTTCTGGTAGCCATTTACATTCCTATAGAAAATTTAATATCGGTAATTGCGTCGAATCTAAAAGAGCGCCATTCTTTCTTTTCTAAATCGAATACA